AGGGTGCAGGACTGGCGCGGGTATCGCGTTGGGTCTCGGTTTGAATTGGATGTAATTGGCGGAGGCGTCTTTGATGTTTTGCAACGGAACAACGTGGCAAGATTATTACCCAGACCGGGCGACGCGGGAGAAGGATCAAGAAATCCGCCATACGGTTCGAGTGGTGACTCCTCCGACGACCGAGCCAGTGACGATCGCAGAGGCCAAGGCACAGCTCAGCATCGGGGCAAGCGACGATAGTCACGACACAGAGCTGGCGTCGATGATTGCAGCGGCTCGCGAGGAATGGGAACGCGACACCTCAATCGCATTGATTACGCGGACGCTGGAACATCGGCTGCCAAAGTTTCTGTCAACGGTTGTTCTTTCGGTCAGACCGGCAATCGCCATTTCTTCAGTCACCTACGTGGACACGGCAGGTGCAACGCAAACAGTCGCATCGACCAATTACTACCTGGACAGCGACGAGGTGCGTTTTCTTGACACATTTGTGAAACCCGATGTGCAGGACAGAAGCGAAGCCGTCAAAATCACCTACACGGCCGGATATGGCAGCGACTCCCGCGCCTGTCCGGAACTTGACCGCATGGCAATCAAATTGAGTTTGGCCAATCGATTTGAAGACCGCGACATGATTGCAGCATCTGGCGAGCGGCGGGCTTATGAAGCACTGGTGGCAAAGAAAATGAGGGCGAGTTATCCATGACCTTCCGCCCTGAACGAAAATTTCGACTTGGAACGATGCGGCACCGAATTACGGTGAGCGTGGAAGGCACGACACAGGACGGAGCCGGGCAGCCAGTCGTCACGCTTAGCACTTGGTTGGTCGATGAGCCAGCAAAGTACGAGCCGACAACAGGCGGAGAAGGGGCACGAGGGCGACAGGTGGAGGCTGGAATCAGTGCCATATTCACAGTGCGTTATCGAGACGGCTACACGCCAGAAATGGCAATTGACATTGACGGGCAGCGTTTCTGGATCGTCTACGTTAAGGCAGTTCAGGGCATGGATCGCTATCGAGAACTTTATTGCAAATCGGTGGTGCTGTAATGGCTCGCGTTTCGATTGGGATGGAGCTTATTGATGGCAACAAATTTCTGAAGCAATTAGAGCAATTGGAATCTGTCATTCGAAGTACGGTTATTGAGAACGCAATACAGGCTGGAACGGTGCCAGTTGAAGCGGCCATGCTTGCCAACACGCCAGAAAGTGACGGTTCACGCAAAAAACAATCAACAAAAACAAAACGTCGCTGGAGTGGTGCAAAAAAACTCAAAACGACGATTCGATCAGTAGTAAGGCCAAAGAAAAAACTGGGTGTGTTGATTGGCCGAATCGGTTTGGTCGGGCCTTCTTACAGCGACGGCGGCGGGCATGGAAACCTGTTTTCAAAGGATCATAAGCGAAAGGTTTTGTGGGGGCGTGATGCTGGCACAATTCGCAAGGTCAATCAGTTTGTGAAGAAAACGGCAGACGAAACCAGATCAGCAGCATCAGCGGCCGTCACATCAGCACTGAAGTCTGGAATTGAAGCAGCAGCAAATCGGATGACGAAATAATGGCGGATCTTGGCAGTGCAGTCAGGGGATATTTAGCGGCGAATGTCGGCGTAGCAGCCGCCGTATCGACTCGCATATTCCCGGATGTTCTGCCGCAAGGATACACAATCAGGACAGGTGGAGCGTTGACGTACACGGTTATCAGCACGACGCATGATCACCTCATTAACGGATTGTCTGGAATTGCCAGAAGCCGAATCGAGTTTACTGCATTTGCCTCAACGCGGGCTGGTGCGAACCTGATTGCAGAAGCGGTCAGGGCAAGTGATTTACAGGGTTACACCGGAGCAATGGGCGGCGTGTCGATTGAATCTGTAATGATCACAGGAGGTATCCAGACGCTGGATGAGCGGCCGACTGATGGATCACAGGAGCATCGATATTTAACGATTTTTGATTACATGATCGCATATCAGGAAACGGTGTAAAATGGCAACGGGGACACGATTCAAAACAGGCAACACAGCCACGATTACTCTCGGCGGAACACAAACAACTGGCATCACTACGGCGTGGGCTGGAAATGTTGTTTCAATTAATCCAGGCGAATGGACGCTTGGCGAGCGTGACGTGACATTGCTGGCAGACACTGGATATCTGCGAAATGATCCGCACGATTTAGCCACGCCAAACGAGATCAGCGGCGTCGTCCGGTTTAATCCATCGTTGGGACTGCCGCCAATCGATGGAGCCGTAGCAACTGTAACGGTAACGCTCCCGCAGCTCAGCACAGCGACCAGCGGAGTGACACGCGGAACAATCACGGGCAAAGCGTTTTTCAGCCGTGTTGCCTTTCCTCAGTTGGCAAACAACGAAACGATGGATTGTGAGTTCACGCTGAAGATGACCGGCGAAACCCTATCACAGACACGAGAAACATGATGAAAATCAAATTGATTGATCACATTGGCGAAGCTCCCAACGGATCGCCAGTGGATCACGAGCAATGGATAGTGTTTTGCGATGATGTGCAGGTTGGATACTTGCCGAAATCGCCGGACGCATGGTTGCAGTGCATTGTGTCATTTAGCCAAACCACGAGGGCCGAATTGATTCAGGCCGTCAATGAAACAGCAGCATTGAAAATCGGCGGCGTGGTTATGCCAGTCGATCCTGATCTCGAACCGAAAGAGGATGAAGAGTAATGACACTAACGAGAGCGACGTTAGGGAAACTGACAAAGCGGCTGACCAAGGACATCGAAGTGTGCGGGCATAGGGTTAGGCTTCAGCGGCCGACACCTTTGGAGCACTCGCAGTATCAAATGTCTTTGGTTGACAAAGAAGGCAAATGGATCGCAACGAATCTTAACGACGCAATCATGTTACTGACTGCACGGATGTGGATCGACGAAGAAGGCGAACGACTGTTTAAGGATACCGAGACAAAACAGCTTGGGTCGATTGATCTGGCTTTCTATCAGGAGTTGTCGGAACAGTGCCAGAAGTTTGCCATTGTAAGTGAGGCGTCGACAACGCTGGGGGAGTCCGGCAAAACCACCGTCTCCGATTCGCCTGCCGAGTCTGCCTTGAGCTTGGAATAGACGATCCAGAGGCGTGGTTGGATTCAATATCGGATCGGGTTTTTGATGTGTGGTGGGCGTATTACCAGTGCGAGCCGTTCGGATCTCACTGGGAACAGGCAGCCTCGCTATCTGCAATGATTCACAGCAACACTGTGATGATGGCGGCAACACGAGGGGCAAAAATGGAATCGCTGAGTGTGATTGATTTCATGCCATCGGATTCGATGAAGTGGCAGAAACGGACGAAGCTCAAATCGCGTGGCATTAAGCATCCAAGGGCACAAGCGGATATCCTCAAGCGGGCATTTGGTTTTTCATGACAACGATTACCGCACTTAATGTCCGTCTTGGTATGGACGTATCAAACTTCAGCGAGGGGGCAAACCTCGCGAAGGGCGAGGTGACGAAAGTCGCTACGATCATGCGGCAATCGGTTCCTCCTGCTGAAAAGTTTAAGCAGGAGCTGGGACTGCTAAATCGTGCGTTTTCCGAAGCCGGAAAGAAGTCGAGGGAATACGCAAACGCTTTGGCGTTTTTAGAAACCAAGCACAAGCAGACAGCGTCGGCAATTGTCAAAACGACTGCTGCGACAAATAAAGCAAATAACGGGGCGTCTGCGGCAAGCGATGCTTTAATTGGATCGCTGAAAGGTGCGGCAGCAGCCTACCTGAGCCTGCAAACCGTCGCCAAAGCTATTAACCTCGCATCGGAAGTCGAGGACGCCACAATCGCGTTTGAGGTGCTGACGGGCAGCGCAAAAGACGGGCAGTTGCTGTTCGAACAAATTCGCAAGTTTGCTGCCGAATCGCCGGTCACGTTTAGCAATGCTGCCGAAGCAACGAAAACGATGATGAGCTTCGGTGTGGCGGCTCAGGACGTTCAGAAAAATCTGCAGATGCTATCTGATGTCACTGGAGGCAACAACGATCGATTCAAGATGCTGTCGCTGGCGTTCTCTCAGACAACGGCAGCCGGTCGGCTCATGGGTCAAGATTTGCTGCAAATGGTGAACGCTGGATTCAATCCGCTGCAGCAGATCAGCAAGACAACCGGCGAATCGATGATTGAGCTAAAGAAGCGAATGGAAGACGGCGGAATTTCGGCTCAGGAAGTTCGCCAAGCATTCGTTGACGCAACATCTGAAGGCGGAATGTTCCACGGGATGACGGAGCGGCTTGCCGAAACAGTTAGCGGAAAACTGAACATTGCGTTGAGCGACATGGAGCAAAAGCTGGCGGCAGCCGGGGAAGCACTCGGGCCGCTGATTATTCAGTTGCTTGATGCTTCAGAAGATTTAAAGCCAGTCTTTGAAGATGTAATCGTTTTGATTGGCATGTTTGCAAAAGGTGCAGCGTTTACGATCGCATTGCTAAAAGATTTTGAAAAAGCAAAGCGAGGAGACCTGAGCTTTTCAAAAACGAATGAGTTTCTTGATCGCATGGAAGAACGCGAACGCAAGGCCGCAGCAGACAAAGTGCAGGCCATTAACGCTGAGTTTGAGCAGAAGCAGGCGGCTGTAAACCATGTGGCAATCGCGGAACGCAAGGCAGCGGAACAGTTAGCAGCAGCCAGAGCGAAGCACATTGAAGACCAAAAGAAGGCCGCAGAAGACGCAATCAAGCAGCAGCAAAAGAACATCGAGAAAGAAAAGGCGGCTCGGCTAAAGGCTATCGAAGACGCAAAGAAGGCCCAAGAGCGAGCTGCACAACAGGCTGAAGAGCAATTTCAGCGAGACATGGAAAATGCCCGCAAGGCCGCGATGGACTACTTTGCACAGCAGGAAGAAAAGAACAAGCAGCGCAGAGCAGACGTTGCGGCCGGGCCGGGTGCTGGCATGGAAGTCGGATCTGCTGAGGCTGCTAAGTTCTCTGCCGATCAAATCAATCGGCAGATCAGCGTGGCGGCCGTGCCAGATCAGCCGACGCCAGGCGAAGCCCAGATTGCGTGGAAGGCAGAGCAGCTTTTCAAAGAACAGCAGGCGGCAAATGCTTTGGCGACGCGGCAGATTGCAATCATGGATAGCCTTTTGAGAGAAGCCAAGGAAAACGGTTTCAGGAGAATTCGATAATGGCGGATCTTAGCGGCATCACTGCAGTCAGGCCCACAGCAACAACGCAGGTTCGCACCTTGCAATACGGCGGCACCGTAGCAGTCGGGCAGCCAGTTTCCCTCAGCTCTAGCAAATACGTCGCATCGGACGCAAACGCATCAGCAACGCTGGCAGCAGCGACAGGAATCGCAATGACGCCTGGCGTGACAGACGGCTATGGACTGGTGGCTGTCGGCGGCTCGATCATTCTTGTCGGCACCACAATGACAGTCGGGGAAACATATCTAGTGTCTGACACTGCTGGCGGAATCATGCCGAACGCTGACAGATCGACGGGCGACTATGTGACGCGGCTTGGCACGGCATCAACAGCAACTCAGCTCGATTTGTCTATTCAGGCAACAGGGGTGCAGGTTCCGTAATGGCAACAACACTGCGAGGCGAAAAAAGCGAAGGCAAATCAAGCATCCGTTCTTCGGGAGGAATAGCGGTACTAGAGGAAGAGTACCATTTTCTCGTCGAGTGTGACTCGGTCAACACTCCGAGGCTTGAAGTGCTGGCTACCGCTGGCCTGCCGATTGTAAACGTTAGCACATCATCAAGCGGGTTTTGCATTTGCCGTGGACTTGACGCGACGCGAAGAGAAGACCAGCGAAAGCTCTGGGACGTTACGGCGACGTTCAGCTCCGAGGTGTCTGAAGGTCAATCGTCCACAGCATCATCAGGAACCAGCGTCAGCTCTAACCCGATCGAATGGGTTCCAATTTACGAAACCAAGTTTGAACGATTGCAGGAGATCGTGACGACAGATCAAAGCGGTGCTCGTATTGCCAACAGTGCTGGGCAGCCGTTTGAAACGGGAGTTGTCCGATCGCGATTCATTCCGATTTGGGAGTTCTACCAGTTTGAACCAGACACCGACACAGACGAGGAAGTGATTGACCGAAACGAAGTCGTAAACAACGGCACGTTCAAGGGCAAGTTGGAAAAAACGCTCCTGTGCACTGTGCTGTCATCTGTTGTCGGGTTCTATTACGGATCACGTAAACGATTGACGCGATACGCATTGCGATACAACGACCAAACGCCC